CCATGAACATTAAAAGCTACCTTGTAAATACTGACGGAAACGTAAAACTAGCAAGACACTTCAAAGTAAAAGAATTTGCTTGCAAAGACTTAAGTCCAGTAGTGTTCATAGATGAATATCTATGGAACGTGCTGGACATCCTCCGGCATAAACTAGGAAAACCAGTAATAATCACCAGCGGATACAGAACACCAGAGTGGAACACAAAATGCGGAGGAGCAAAATACAGCTATCATATGCGCGGTATGGCAGCAGACATCCGAGTAAATGGAATGACACCGAAACAAGTAGCCAACATACTGGATGAAATTGTACCGGATGAATGCGGCATTATCGTATACAAAAGCTGGGTGCACTTTGACGTGCGCGAAAGCAAGTACAGAAAAGGGATCTGAATGACCTAACGGCGCATACTGGACGGACAGGTTCCGCGAAGTCAATAGTATTAGGGCAATCAGAAACAGAAAGGAGGAGTAACCATAATGCACAAAACATGGAATGTGCGCGACCAGACCAAAAAAGCAAATTGTGGACAAAACAGAAAAAACACATAAAGGAGTAAAATAATGGCACATAGAAGCGGAGCGGGTCAAGGCGACCGGAAACATTTTACCCAGACTGCAAAGCGGGTAAAAAACATCAACGTTCGACCGAAGGTATCGCGGGGCGGTATCCGGCTGTAAGCGATCCGGCTGTAAGCGACAAAAACCAAAGAAAGGAGGTGACTTAATGGCATTGATCAAGGTCAAGGACGTTAAGGAAGCAATCGCGCTGATGATGAACATCCTTGAAAAGCTCGACGAGATCTACCACGCACTGAAGGACGCAAGCAAAGACAAAGAGTAAGGGAGAAAAACATGAAACTGAAATTCTATTCATTCCATGATGCACTGACCAACGGCTACAGCCAGCCGTTCCTGCAGAACAACCGGGCACAGGCAGTACGAACGGCCAAGTGGAAGGCCAACGAAAGCAAGCCAAGCGAAATCGAAGACATCAGTCTCGTGGAACTGGGCGAATTCGACACCGAAAACGGCCACATGAGCGAAGCAATGCCCGAGCACATCGCACGGCTCATCGACCTGAAGGAGACGGCCAATGCTAAATCCTGATGTACTGGTAAGATACTACGGACTGCCGACCGAGAGAATGGCAAACAATCCGGGCAGCAAGACCGCGCCAACATGGAAAGCAGTCAAACGACCGAACGGCACAACCGACTACATCCAGCAGCCAGACGAGGACACATACGAGAAAATCCAGCGAGCAGGCGAGGGATACGACCTTGCAAGCGCAATCGCACGACTGGAAGCGGAAGACACCAGCATCAAGGCAAAGAGCATGGTATACACCGAAGGAACTGACCTTGAAAATCTGCCGAGGGATATCATGACGATGCACGAAACAGCGGAAGCTGCAGCCGAAACGCTGGAACAGCTGAAACAGGTACAACAGATCGAACAGCCGAAGCCGAAAGAGGAGAAAGAGGAAGAAAAAAAGGAGGAGGTGAAGGAAAACGAACCGAAACAGTGAAAACCATTTCGCGCAAGTGCCGCGAATGGAACGACCGCGAAGCAAATTTGACAGAAGTCACCAGCTCCTGACGACCATAAACGAAGGCGATCTGGTGCCCATCTACTGCGATGAAGTACTACCGGGTGATACTGCACAAGTACGCCTTAACGGCCTTATCCGTATGAGTACGCCTATTTATCCTATCATGGATAACTGCTACATGGACACCTACTTCTTCTTTGTTCCGTGCAGACTGCTCTGGGAACACTGGGAAAACATGTTCGGCGAAAACGATACGAACTACTGGGCAGAAAAGACCGAATACAGCACACCCAAATGCAGTATCGGAAAAGTAAAAGGCATCCAAAACGGAAGCATTGGAGACTACTTTGGACTGCCTACAAAGATAGACAAAAAAGTCGAAGTCAACGCACTACCAGCACGCGCATACGCGATGATCTACAACGAGTGGTTCCGTGACGAAAACGTAGAAGCGCCGATGATGCTGGGGTACAAAAAAACCGATGATGGCGGACAGGGTGAAAACGGAGAAGTTGACATAGCAAACTATGCAAACCAGCCGGAAAAAACAACCAACACAAACGAAGGAACATTATACGGAATGAAACCAGCCAAGGCGGGAAAATTCCACGACTACTTCACCAGCTGTTTGCCGAGTCCGTTGAAATCTGACCCTATAGAAATCAGCCTGACGGGTAATGCACCTGTCGGACTCTATAAAGACGATAGTCTTGAATATTTCGGAACAGTAAGCAACCACCAGCAGATCTACTTCAACCAAAGCGTTACAACGGGAAACGTACCAGGAATTTTAAACAGCCTAGCAGGAAACAGAAATTCACTGGTATATGGAAGTTCAGACAAAGCACAAAACGTACCAGATGTAGCATATCTAGGCGCCAACCTGAGCGGCGTAAGCGGCGTAAACATTCAGGATTTGCGCATGGCAATTGCCTTACAGCACATTTTCGAAGCTGATGCACGCAACGGCACGCGATACCGTGAGTTCCTGTCTGGTACATGGGGTGTAACGAGCCCGGACAGCCGTCTGCAGATTCCTGAATACATCGGCGGGCAGCGCATCGCGATCAATGTCAACCAAGTTGTTCAGACAAGCCAGACGGACCCGACAACCGGGCAGGCACTGGGCAATACAGCAGCATACAGCTTGACCACATGCAGCAAAGAGATGGTGGACTATGCAGCGACCGAATACGGATATATCATCGGTCTCGCAGTAGTACGAGTAGAGCACAGCTACCAGCAGGGACTTGCGACCAAGTGGACACGCGGCGGGCGGTTCACCTACTACGACCCGCGACTGGCAGCACTGGGCGAACAACCAGTGTATAACCGTGAAATCTATACCGATGGCACAGCATATGATAACGAGATCTTCGGATACCAAGAGGCATGGGCGGATTACCGCTACAAGCCTTCCTACGTAACCGGAGAAATGCGGTCGAACTATCAGACCAGTTTGGACGCATGGCACTATGCAGACTATTATGACAAACTTCCGCGTCTCTCTGCAGAGTGGATTCAAGAGGGAACACAGAACATTGATCGAACAATTGCAGTAACGAGCGCAAAAAGCCACCAGTTCTTGTGTGACTTCTATTTCACAGAAGACTGGTATCGCGAGATGCCTATCTACAGCATCCCGGGCATCGAAAGAATTTAAGGAAGGAGGAAGCCCCGCAAAAGCGGGGCTATTTTTGAATGGAGACGTTATTAAAGCTTTTGCCATCCCTCATGCAAGGACTGAGCATGCTAACAGGCATCATAACAAGCAGTAACCAGAGCGGCGCCAAGAACAGCCAAGGAGCCGGCAGCGAGAGCAGCACAGGCAGCGAGACCACAACAGGCAGCATAACAGGACCGCAGCAAATCGGTGCGACACAAATAAGCACGCCAACAGGCATTGCCACATTTGGCAACCAGAGCAGCGTAAACACAGCAAACGCACTGCAAATGATGAGCGGACTACTGAGCAACCTCGCAAATGCTGGAAGCCAAGCAAGCGCAAAGAAGTACAACAGCGCAGAAGCAGCAGCAGAACGAGCGTTTCAAAAGGAAATGCGCGGAACAGCCTATCAGGATACCGTAAAAGACATGATAGCAGCGGGCATCAATCCTATTCTAGCAGCGACCAACGGCGCAACAAGCGCACCATCAGGAGCATCTGCAAGCATTGGAAGCCAACGATACAACCAACAGAGCGCACAAGCTGCAAGCGTAAGCGCCATGTACGAGTACGGCAACAACACAGCAGAGCTAGCAGACAAATACTTACAGCTAGCAAAACAGAGCACCAGCGCAAAACAGTTTAAAAGCGCGAAAAGCTGGGAGCAGGCAGCAAGCGAGCTGGCAAGCTCAAGCGCAAAACAAGTACAAAGCTACACCTATGCAGCTAACAAGTTAGGCGCAGGCCTTGCGGGAGCCGGTAAAGCAGCCAAAGACGCTGTAAAAAAGGCTGGTAAAGCAGCCAAAAAAAGCGTTGACAAAGCAGCAAGCAGCTACGCAGACAAGCAAATTGAAAAGTACAAATCTGGACAATTTGACGCATACAGAGGAGATTAAAAGACCCTCCGCGCAAAGCTAAGGTTCCCCAACACAGGGGCACCAAACAAGCGGCAGCCAAAACATAATCATGTATAGAAAAGGGGGGCCGCAAAATTGGTTTGCAGCCCCCCTTGCGTCGCGCCCCCCTACGCGGGGGGCTGCCGCTGTAGTAAGGTAAACAGTCTATTATCACTATACGCGCGCGCGCACGAAACGTGCACACACGCGCAAAGAGACAATAATCCAAAAAATAAAGAATGTAGAAAACTTGAGTTTTCAACACTTTCAACAGGTTTTCAACAACAAGTTGCACAAAGAAATTCGTCAAAATGACGAACATTCAACAATTCAACAAGTTTTCAACAAAACTTTCAACAAGAAAAAAGGTAATAAATAAACGTAGAAGCGTTAAAAAAACGAGTTTTCAACACTTTCAACACTACTACTACTACGACTACAACAAGTTAATATATAAAGAAAGCGAGGTGTCAACCGGCACAAGATAGACAAGGAAGCTTGTGCCGGTAACAAAAATGCCATGTACAAAACCATTAGTATTTCAGATGGACACGAAAAAACCACAACTATGGGGAAGTCTGGAAAACCTATCCAAGCAAGGACTGCAAACGGACATCATGGACGGAGTCAAAAAAGGAAAATTCGCATTGTTACCATGCGGTAAATGCGAGTACTGCCGCAAACAGATGGCAGACCAATGGGCAACAAGAATAGAGCTAGAGGCCAAAGAGTGGGACGATGTGATTTTTCTAACACTGACGTATGACGATGAACACATACCTTACGGCGAAATCATCAAAGGCTACAGAAGCATTCAAAGTCAGACAGTAAGCAAGCGAGACGTGCAGCTATTTATAAAACGGCTACGGAAAGCGTACAAGAAGCCAATAAAATACTTCCTAGCAGCCGAATATGGCGACAGAACAAAAAGACCACACTACCACGCAATAGTATTTGGACTAAAGCCACCAGATGCGCAATGGTATAAGAACCAAAAAGGAAATAGCTATTTTAAAAGCGAATGGCTGCAAAAAATCTGGGGCAAAGGCCTGATAGACTTTTCACCAGCACAGCCGGGAAGCTTCGCATACGTGGCGCAATACGTCAACAAAAAAGCCATCGGTACAGAAGAAAGCGTGAAATACTGGATGGAAGGTCGAGAACCTGAGTTCAGAATCATGTCAAAAGGCATCGGCGAAAAATATCTGAACGAACACAAAAATGAAATCCTGAAAACAGATAGCATAATATGCGCAGGAGGACGCGAGAAAAGACCTCCACGCTATTTTGATAAGATCCTAGATAAGGATACCAGCCAAGACACAGAAAGCTATGTTAGGGCACATACTGACGAGCTGAGAGAGGTTAGAGCCAGACGCAGACGCAGCGCAATACAAAGTTTAGTAAATCTCGAACAGAGCACAAGCGTAGATTACGAAACCTATCTCAACATTCAGAAAGAAAAGGACAAGATAAGGCAAAAGTGGCGTGAACCAAAAACATGACGCGCACAGCGCTAAAAAGGAATGGATTTAGCCGAATTCCGCTGCGCTCCATACGGCAAGGCGCTAAAGCGCCATTCAAACCAAAAAACAATTGACAATTGATGACAATTGACAAGCGACAAAAAAAATGATATCATCAAAACAGAAAGCGAGGAAACGGCCATGAACATTAAAAGCTACCTTGTAAATACTGACGGAAACGTAAAACTAGCAAGACACTTCAAAGTAAAAGAATTTG